GTCCAACTTCTTATAAAGGTATTAAGACCATCAACAATTAATACCTTTTCTTTTCCCAATTGTTGATGGTCTTTTTCTACCTCGTTTAGTAACTTTTTGTATGTTTCGTTCATAAACCTTTATTCTGTTTCGATATCTGGTTCTGGAATTTCTCCGCCACTATCATATGTAATATCATCCGGATCAATTCCTTCTTTTTTATATTGTAAGATTGTTGATTCACAAATCTTTCTATAAATTTGGTCTTTCAAATCTAATCTAGTATCCATCATATTAATGAAATCTTTAGATTGGAATTTGATAACTTCACCAGTATCAGTGTCTACATATTCGTACCATGCTCCACCTTGCTTAACTAATTTGTTATCTTTCATAACCTTTAACCAACCACCGAAATTATCAATACCTCTATCAAAGAAAATATCGAAATCTGCTGAACGTAATGGTGGTCCTAAACGATTCTTAATAACCTGTGCTCTTACTTTGATACCAATGATTCTCTCACCTGCTTTAATCTGTCCCATATTCTTTAAACGAATACGAACCGAAGCGTGGAATGCTAATGCTTTACCACCCGATGTAGTCCAAGGATCTCCGAACATAACACCTAATTTTTGTCTCAACTGATTAGTAAAGATAACTGATATTTTTTGTCTACCAATTACATTAGTAATCTTTCTCATTGCTTTTGAAATGATAATGGCTTTGTCAGTTGCGTAACCATCTTTATCATAATCTGCATCCATCTCCTTTTTAGTTGATGCTGCGGCTACTGAATCGACTACGATTGTAACTAACTTATCCTTATCACCCTTACGAACTTTCTCAATGATTGTATCAATTGTTTCGAAAATATCCTCAACTGTGTCTACTGAAACATATAACAATTTAGAAACATCTACTCCGATTGCATCAAAGAACTCTCTACTTACTGCGGTTTCGGTATCAATCAATACTGCTACCCCACCTTGCTTTTGAGTTTCAGCTAGTAAGTGAGCTGATAATAACGATTTACCACTTTGTTCTAAACCGGTAATTTCGGTTATTCTTCCTACGGGTAAACCCCCATAAGGTCTATTTGAAACCGCCACATCTAACATTGCTGTTCCAGTGGAAACCCAACCTGGTACATTGGTTGGGGCCCCATCGGAATCATCATCTAAAAAGTATGCTACCTTTTGGTCTTTCCACTTTTTATTTAGAGAGTCGGCTATTTCTTGTGCTAAGTCAATTTTAGCCATAATAATTATGAATTAAATAAATCATCAAATGCTGCTGCCACATCTACTTTAGGTGCTGGTGCAGGTGTTTCATCATCCCAAGGTAAATCGTTAACTAAACCTGTACCACCGATTTCAGGTGCTGCATCTTTAGTTACTAATTGTTCTTCAACTTTCTTTGGTTGAGGAGTTAATGTTTGTTGGGTAAATGAAGGAGTTGGGTTTTCCTCTTCAGCTGCTACGGCTGTTGGATTCAACCAATTCTCCAATACTGTCTTTAATTCAGGATAAGATAACTCTGAATAAATGTCAGTAATGTTTGTCTGCTCATCTAATAATTTTGCAGCGGTTGCTCCATTATCATGTAATAGAGAAACATTTGGTTTTACTCTGATTCGAGTTTCAGGATATGTTTTACCTGCTTCCTCTACGATTTCAATAACAATATCTCTACCAGTTTTTTCATCTGTAATATCACCGTAATCAGGATCTGCTACGATTGCTAAGATTTCTTGGTAAACGGTCTTACCGAATCCCCAAAACTTAACACCCTCAGCTTCTTGTCCTCTTACGATAACAGGAGCAAATGTTCTTAATTTTGGTTCCATTTTCTTACCAGCTTTCCAGTTTTCAGTATCACCTAATTTCTTAAGTTTTTCTGCGAACTCTAAAATTGGGTCAGGTCTTCCAAAAGAAGCTGGACTCAAATAAGTTTTGTTGTTAATGTTGTAGTGAAATAAAAGTTCAATGAAAGGATTTTCTGTGTTGAACTTGTAAGGAACGATTCTAACTTGGTACTTTCCAGGTTTTGGTTTCCACAATGAATCTGTCTTTTTGGATGTGTTTTGCAACGAATTCAAACGCTGCTTGATTGCATTAATGTTCATGCTGTTTTTGTTTTAAGTTTTAAAAATTGTTTGTTTTAAGTTTTAAGATTATCGCGATTAATCTCATAGATAAATATCAATAATCTCAATTTCTTATATATCAAAGATATACTATTTTTTTGAGACGACCAAATTATTTAGATAGATTTTCTATCTTTCTATTTAGGTAAAATGCCGCCTTCTTTAAATCTTCTAGTTCCTTTGCTGCATCTTTCTTTCCGGCTCTTGCTATGTATTTAGCTACATTGAATAGGTACGCATCTTTATCTAAACCCCATGCTTCACATACCTTTATTACTTCATATGGGTTATCAACACCACCATAATAGGCTGGGTTCTTTACTGCTTCTATTTTAACTGCTGATTTTTCTACTAACTCTTGAGCAATTCTCAAACATACGTCTGCACCTCTTATTTTTTGTCTTTCAATTTTTTTTTCAGTTGCTTGATTAAATTCGTCTTTTCTTATCTTTGGTTTTGCTGGCATTCTTTTATAATTTATATGATATGTAATCTGCTATTAAATCTGCTACATTAATTTCACAATATTGTTCAAATCCTTTAAATCCTGGTGCACTATTTGCTTCACATACTCTAAATCCTCTTTCATCAAAAAGTAAATCTATTCCTGCTATATGTAAATTTAATACTCTTGCTGTTTCTCTTGCTATGAAATCTATTTCATCTGTTAATTCAAATTTCTCACCTGTCCCACCATTAGTTATGTTTGCTCTAAAATCTCCTTCAGGTCCCATTCTTTTCATTGCACCAATAACTTTACCACCAATAACCAATACTCTTAAATCCTCACCTGGTTTAAATCCCAAATACTCTTGAACTAAAAGTGTTTTTGATGTTCCTAAACTTCGGATAAATTCCATTAATTTTGTGAAATCTCTTTTCTTTTCACATAAATAAACTCCTTTACCATAACTTCCAGTAACTACCTTAACTACACATGGAAATCCAATTCTATCTCTTACGATAATCTCATCAACAGGGTATTTAACCACCATTGTATTTGGAATGGGTATATTATGTTGAGAAAGTATTTGAGATGTTTGTAATTTATCTGCAACTTTTTCAATTGGGTCTGCTGAATTGATACAGAGAACTCCTGCTTTTTCTAATTGTCTTAATAGTGCTAACATAAAATCATTAGTTCCACTACCAGTTCTTACTAATACAATTTTTGGTAATTCTATTGTTTCTCCTGCATATAAAATACCTTGATTAATATTTTTATCTACAATAATATCAAAATTATCCGGTTGAACAATTTTTGCAGTAATTCCTTTTTTATCTAAACTTTCTAACAATCTTTTGTTTTCAAATTCAGTTTCGGTATTTTTTGAGAATATCCAAACACTCATAACTTATTTATCTTTTTTTAATCCGTATTTAATCCACTTATACCAAACTCTTTCATGTATATAATATTGAATAGGTTTGTAAACTAATTCTGCTACACCAAATGCGGCACCTATTTTAATTGAACCACTTATCAACCACATTAATAAAAACCCAATAGCGGTACTTACAATACGATATGATATGGATTTTGCAATATGTCTCTTAATCAACGGCATATTCTATAACTTCACCATCAGTATCCATATACCCCTTTCTAATCTTAGTTCCACTAATCAATTCAACATCAGCCGGAGGATGATGATTAATTACATCGTATCCTACACCTCTACCATAGTTTACTGATTCTATATCAGGTATAATACTAACTAAAATTCTATCTGAGTTTTCTTTAAAGAATGGTTCTTCAACTAAATCTAACATAACTCTGTATGCTGATTTTGGATTGTTCTCATCTTCCGGAACATCTCTAATTGCTACCCATACATCTTTACCTTTGTCTAGTTGTTGACGGATTAACCACTCATGTCCTGCGTGCCATGTCTGCCATCTTCCGATGAATAATGCGTATTTTCTTTTCATAACTCTAATTTACAACTTATTAATTATATTTCCAAATATTCTCGTAGTCTTTTGAAAGTTTGTAATTCTCTTTCATCCGTAGTATCTAAATCTATAAAATTTTCGGTAGGTGGTTCATAGTTATCAACGTGAAAATGTTCCCTACCTCTTTCATTTGTAGTATGAACATATATTTCTTTTATACCCTCACCCATTTCGGCTTTAAATGCTTCTCTTTGGTCTTTATATGGAGAAACCAATGATACAATTACATTAAATTTTTTACTATGTAGAAACTTAGCTAAGATTTGTGCTTTTTCTATATTTGCTTTCCGACCTGTTTCTGAATAATCTTTGTTTTGGAATACATCTCTAATATCATCACCATCAATTGTAATGGCTCTACGAATAAAATGTGTTTTCATCCAATTAGCCATAGTAGTTTTTCCACTACCTGGTTGTCCTGTGAACCAATATATCATAACTTTTTATTTTGTTAAATCTATCACATCAAATACTCTAGTGTATATTTTTTTTACACCTTCCGTATTTGTTACCAATATACAATTTCTATATTTTTCCCAATCAACTTCAAACTTGTTATCTAATTGTCCACCAGTAACTTCCATAATAACATTGTTCAATGCGTTAATTGTATATAAAGTATTACTATGTTTTTTTCTATGAACCAAAATAGTTTTCATTTCTAAATTTGGTTGTTCATTTTCTACTACTACATTATACGTTACAAATAATTCATTTGGAATGTTTTTGTTTTGTAAGACATAAATGTAATTATAAGCTAATGTATAACTGCTTTTAATTATTTCTATATGATTCTCAACATCTGTTTTTGTGCTGAATGTGCATAATAATTGTGTCTTCATTTTTTTGTTTATCCGTATATTTCTTTATTAGCCTGTTCTAAAATTTTTGCAAATCTTCTATCTAATTGCATTTCAAATTTAATTTGTCCTCCATATCCAACACCATCTTCTCTTGCAACAATTGTAGCGATTGGAATTACCTTTCCCTTTGCTCCTGCTCGATATGCCAAATAAGGTGGATCTTCTTTTGTCATTGCAACTAATCCTTGTTTAATTTCTTCAAAATCTGATGTTTGGAATATATTTTGAAGTATTGCTCTATCTAAAGAATTAGGTCCTATTGCCATAGATTCTTCACCTTCACCTACGGCTTTTAATGGAAACTCCTCTCTAATAGCGGATAACATTCCTTCTTTTAATTTTTTATTAGTTCCCAATGCAGATATAACTGCTTGTTGATGTTTTTTATGTTTCTTTTGAACTAAATCTAAATATTGTTGAGATGCTTTATCACCATTTTCTGCCGCCGCTTGTATTGCTACCATTACAACTTTATTAGTATCTCTACTTCCTTTACCTACTTTTAATTTATCCAATGCTGTTTTTAAATCCATTTTTTTAGATTTGATTACAGCCTGTGCTTCTTTACTTTTTCCTATAGCATTTTGTAATCTTCTAACATTTGCTGTTCCAAATTTAAATAAATCCTTTCTTTCTTGTGATTGATAAACATTTGGGTTAATATCATCAGGTAATTTTGGATCCCACTCTAATAATTTACCAGTTCCTGAATTTAAGAAGTTTACTAATGTTGATTTTTTTAATGATACTTCATCTAATAATTCTTTACCATCTTTTGTTTTTATTTTAAAATAAACATCCGATGAAAATCCTTTATTCTTTTTATAATCTTTTAATCCCAATGCTTCCACTTCACCCTCAGTATCCCATGCACCTGCTTCTATTATTGCACCAGGATATTCTTTTGATAATCTATTTCTAATAGCTTTTCTATTATTCATAGCTGCTTGAATCCAACTCTTAGTTACAATTCTATCTTTATCATTTGCTAATTTAGGATTTGTTGCTATTTGTTTTTTTTCATGCTCTAATAAAGAATTATAAAATATTTGAGCTTGTTTGTCATCCAACGTAGTTCCAATCATAGTCATTAACTCACCTGCTTGTGCTGAAATTTGTCCTGCTCCTCCTGGTAAATCCGAAAAATGTGACCATTTTGCAGTTTGATTATCAAATTTAGTATTCATCATTCTAACTAATTCTACTAAATGTCTTGGTGGAACTTTTACATTTTGAGTAATTTCTTTTGGTAATTTATATGGTGGAACTATTGCAAACTTTTTATTTTTAGCATCAAATCCTGCACCATTTGGTTTTGGTAATTCTAAAAATGCTTTACTTTTTAATGTATTTACATTTGCTAATGTTTTATCTTTACCACCAATTATTCTATTTTTTGTAGATACACCTTTACCTGCTGCATCTTTTGCTTTTTTATCTGCTACTTGTTGTTTTAGTTGTGCAAGTTTTTGTAAATTAGCTTTAGTTGTTGTTGGATCTTTTTGTTGAGGTGCTATTACTTTTTTGGTAGGAGCTACTTGCTGTCTATTAACTGGAACTAATCTACCTGTTTTTTTATCAGTAGTATGTGTAACTACTCCACCTTTCTTTTTACCATATCTGCCATACCCCAAATGAACTAAATGTAATTTTTCTGCTTCTTTAGAAGCCTGTGATTGTTTAGTATTTGTAGTATTTTGTTTTTTAGGTGCTGCTTCTAATGAAAATTTCTTAGGTGCTAAACTAATAGCTTCCATTAATTGTTCATCGGTTAATGTTGCTGCACCAAATTGCTCCAATACTGAACGTAAATATTCTAATTGCTCCTTACTATTAAAATCTGGAATAGGATATGTAACACAAAATTCTGCTAAAACCTCATCAATAATTTCACTAAGATTGTCTAAATTAAAGTTCGTCATAATTTTTACCGGTCGTTGTTTTTACTTGATATCTACCATGTGGGCCCGTTAAAATGGGTATGATATCAGTATATAAATATTGTTTTTCTGTCGGATGCACATCAAAAACGAACGCATCGTAAGTATATAATATAAGTTTTGTTAATTTTCCTTCTAATTTCTCTTTAATCCTTAAAATTTTCTTTATATTTCGTTCAGTTTCATATGATTGAATGTAATAATTAAGAACTTTTGCAGGATTAATAGGTTCAAATCTTTCCTCATTAAACTGAACATGATATAAATGTGTGAATAGGCATTTATTTTTAGTAATCGTCTCATATAATAAATCCGTAAGATTCTGTATTTCTCTAAAATATGGTATATGTAATAACTCACTTCTAATTCCACCATATAAATTTTGGAATATTAAAGTTTTTACTTCGTTTCGGTCATCAACACCCATTTTTTCACCAATCCATGTATAAAAATCTTTACCACTACCATAAAACTCATACAACCAAACCAATTCATTATCACCTACCATTTTACTTTTTTTGGTTTGATATATAGTATCCATTAATAATCTTGGGTGATATGCTTCAAAATCACAACTAACCAATTCGCCACCATCAAATCTACTAATAAATGATTTTCTTACACCAGTATCTTTTTTAAGTGCAGCATAGTTTACACCCCCATGTCGATTTGATGGTCGGAGTGTAGATGTCATTAGGTTATATTCAGTATAAACTATATTATCCTCCGTTAAATGAACTAGATTAAAGTTTGAGAGGTATTCCACATCTACTTTTAATCCCGCTTCTTCAATATAATTGAATGCTTCAGTTGCATCAATTATAAATTTATCGGAATTGGTTGATACTGAAACTGAACATTTCATTACATATTGTTTTATTAGTTCCAATTGTTTCATCATTGGAATACTATCATTCAAATATGGTTCACCCTTAAACTTTGATTTGTAAAACTGATTTAAAGTATTATCTCCTAATTCAACATCATGATAACCATATTGAATAAATCTACCCAAATCCATATCAAAGGCATTTGTAAATGGTAATAAATGTTGAACTGCTTTAAGATTGAATACCCATTGTTGGTGTGGTGTATCTAACAATTCATTTAATGCTTCTACTTTAATCCCTAACCCATCACCATTATTTACATTAATAACATATTCATCTTTATTAGTAAAAATATAAATAAATGATATACGATTGTTTGCCGCATGCTTTTCCTCATCGGATAAACGGACATAGATTTTGTTATTACTCTTTCGGTATTCCGTTAAAAATTCTTCAAATTCAAATTTATCCTCTACAAATATCATAAAACAAAGATACTACATTTTGGGTATAATACAAAATAAAAAGGGGAGTATTTAAACTCCCTTTATATTAAAATCCACCGAAATTCTTTTCATCTGATTCTGTCCAGTGTTTTGCTTTTAATGCGTGCAAATCAATCGGTTCTCTTTTCATATGCCCACCTTTGTTAAAAATAGCTCCTTTTTTCAAATAACCACCTAAAAAATTTCTACGGAATCGGTTTGAGTTATTTGCTTCAGAGCCATGTACACAATGTGAGTGTAACAATACTACTTGTCCTTTTCTTAAATACCCTTCTACTTTACGGAAATCATGTCCTTCAGGCATTACACAAGGTTTACCTCTTTCGTTTCTCCAAAATGTAGGATTAGTTTTTGTTCTATCTTCATCTACTTCAATTGGTAAAACGGGTAATCTATGTGAACCTTCGTAGTTCCACACTGCTCCGTTTTCAGGATCGTGGTTATCTAATGCCAATGCTGTGTTGATAATTTCATTATGTCCACAGCCTGTATAGAATGCGTTTTGGTGTTGGTCTCTACCTAATTGTCCTGGTGGTTTAAAATAACACCAAGTTTGCATTCCTTGTACTTCACCTTCCATTAAAAATTCACATGCTTCCAAAATTTTTGGATGACAAAATAACTTTTCTAATTTAGGTGAAAGTTTGTGTGGGTATGCAAATGGATCCCAATCACCCCATTCTTTACCATCTTCGGTGGTAGTACCAATTCTATCTTGTCTTAATTTTTCTAATTCTTCGTTTACTTCATCAACCTCATCTTCGGTTAATAACTCTAATACGGTGAATCCTCTATATCTCCAATCGAATGTAATTTGTTGTACTTCTAAATCGGTTAGATGTTTGAAATTGCTCATATAACTTATTGTTTATTTTTTATAAATATAACTCTTATTTTATTATTATCCAAATTTTGTTATGACTTTTATCACCCTTTCCAAAACTTAAGATAATTGTTAATATATGTATCTAAATTTGAAATGGTTTGTTTTCCATATTCAACTGATTTTTTATTAGCTAATTCAGTTTCATTTTTATCACCATATATTTTCCATTTTATTTTTCCTGCAATATATAATGAATCATTTTTAAATTCATCAAATTTAGATTTATTTATTTCATATATTAGTCCATTTGTTTCATTTCTTTTTCTTACAAAATAACGAATAATATATTGATTTTGATAATCTTGGGAATTAGGAATTGGTTCAGATGTTTTTAATTCTAAACTATTGTATACCACAGGATTTAAATCATTCATGTAATGTTTTACTATTTCATCCATATTACTTTATTTCGTTTGATACTCTAAATTTACATTCTATTGTAGTTTCCCATTTTCCATCATCTACTTTATGTTCAACCCCGGTTACTTGCCAATAACCAGTACTTTGTAACCAAGGTACAGGTGATGGATTTAGTTTTAATGCACTACCAACGGTTACTCCCGATAAACCCAATATTGTAAAACTAACACTAATTGGAACTAGTGCATGTCTTCTTTCATATCCTTTTGGAAAATAAATATTTTTAACACAACTTACATCTTTAAATACACCATACATAGGATTTGCACCACCATCTCCAAATTTAGCACTTTTAGCAAATTTAATTCTGTTTTCTCCGGGTAAATGAAATGCTTGTTTCCAAGAAGTTGATACCCAATTCATTGCTTTAGTAATAGAACCGGATGTATCCTCTCCTTCGATTGGTTTTCCTGATTTTGGTGTTGCAATTTTATCTGCTAATTTCATAACAGGATCTGGATTTACTCTTGCAAACATTCTAATTCCAGGATTATCATCTTGCTGAGCAGGATCTTCGGATGGAATTGCCATCATTGCTACAATTTCTTTTGGTAAATCACAATTTATAGAAATATTTGTTACTCTACTATGTGTTCCAAATATATTAAATTGAGTTACTTTTACTTTATCTTGTGCTAAATTTAAATCTGCAATTGTATAAATTAATTTTCCATCTTTATTTGCTACTTCTCTTCTTACTAAATTAAATAAACCAGCTCCAGCAATATTTAATTCTGCAATAACTTTATCTAAAAAATCATTTACATTTTCACAACCTTTTGCTGTGTTTTTTAAAAATTCAGTATAAACATATATGTTTTTTATATGTCCCGCATTTCCACCTTTTATAGATGAATTTACACCTGCCATATTAATCTTTACTTCTGATTCTGGAAATACATGTGTTCCATTAAATGGTCCAAATGGTTGAGTTGCAGTTGTGGTTGGTGTTAATAATCTTGATTTATCACCTGATTTAGTATCTAAAAATCCCATTGTATTAGGATTTGGAAATAAAAAATTTTCAGATACACTAATCATATTTGGATGCCCCATTGCAATTGAATCTTCCAAATCTATAATTAATTGAACGTCAGTAGGTGATGAACTTTTTTCTCTAAATTTATTAACTATTGCATTTATAGCAAATCCTAGTTGAACATATACATTATCGGTTTCACCCCAAGTACTTACTTTATCTATTTTATCTTCCGTAAAATTAATAGTATAACTTTTTACTTCCTCTTCATCTGTTCCTGTACCATCTCCATCTAAATTTAATGCCTGATATACGTTAACTAAATTATCCGAATCTGTTTTTGCTTCAGTTGAACTTACTTTCTTTTTTTTATTTAATGCTAAAAATCCTGGAATTTCAGAAGGTGAGCCTAATTCTAAAGTGCAATCGACTGTTGCATCATCATTTATTTTAAAATCAAAATTAACTAAAGGTCCTGCCATCATATCAACTTCATATCCATATTTGGCTATTTGATTTTCCCAATTTGTTATATTTGCTACAATTGAAGCGGCAGTTGATAAATTATTTCCTGTAAATTTAGTATTATTATTTACCCATCCCCAACTTACCATTTGAGTATTACCGATTAATAAAAAATCTTTATATGTTGTTAATTGATTTACCGATGCAAATTTTACATGTATCTTTGCTCGTCTAATTGCACCCAATGTTCCACTATTACCAACTTCTAATCCAGTTAAAAGTGGTGGAAATCTTTCAGTATAATTTTGTGCATTTGCTAATGAAAATGATGTGTAACTATTATATCCAATTGTTTGTGCACCATTTGCAAATTTAGTAAGCTGTATAAACGGGCTAGAACCACTAAATGTTTCTTTATTAGTGTTCTGTATTTTTTCAGCTATTTCTGATTTAAACGGTCTTATTGCTGGAAATGAACTCATAACTTTATTTTATTAAACCTGCTATTCTATTAATATCAGATGGTATTCTTAATTGTGTTCCTGCTTTTAATTTTAAATCAATATCTGTTAAATTATTAGCTGTTGCAATTACCCACCATAAAGTTGCATCACCAAAATAATGTTGTGCCAATAAATCTAACCTATCACCATCTACTGTCATTATTAATATATCAGTATCAACAGGTTCTACATATGGTAATACAACTGAATTATATACCAATCCTTTTCCTTGTTTAATTTGTGTTCCTATATTATCGTATCTTTGCATCACTATTAAATATATTAAGAATAAAAAGTGTATGTTGTATTATCTTTATTAGATACTACTTTATACGTTATATCCATTTCAAATATAAATGGTTTTTGTGAACCATCTGTTATTTCCCAAGGTGAATCATCACTTACTGTTAAATTACATTGAGATAAAAATCCATATGTAGTATTTATAATATTACCAATTTTTAATGGAACTAATTGTCCAAATATACCCAATTGTCCTTTTGGTGTTGGTAATGTAAGTTTTTTAATTTTTTCTGCTTTTGACCATATTAAATCTAATTGTGTCTTATTTTCAGCATACATTTGAAATTTAAAACTTATTTCTCTTTCCCAACTATTATAAAGATAGAATTTAAATCCACTACCAATTGGTTTTGCATCACTCCAACTTGGAGATGCGTTATCGGTTAAACCGGTAATAGTTCCTAATAATCTAATACCATTAATTGCTAAACTAACAATATCATATCCAGTATCATTTAATACATCATTTTTTCTAGTTAAATACGGATTTACACTTTGTTTAACTTTGTTTTGAGATTGTAATGAATCAGTTACAAATGCAACATCATTTGATAATATTTTATCTATATTACCGGCTGTACTTGCTTTTTGTAATGAAGTATTATATCTTATAATATTACTTGTACCATCTGAATTTGTATATGTAATTTTATTTTCAATATCATTTTGTACATCTACACTAGGGGAGATATCATTTTTAGCACTTCCATAATATTGATTAAAATATATAGTATCTAATGCAGTTGATGTTCCTAAAAATATACTATAA